GTCTTATTCGTGAATTAGGATCGTTACGAGTTTTTGCTGATGACCTTTTTAATTGTCCTAGTGATCTAGCGCAGTATGATTTCCTACGATTAGCAGCTTTTGATCCTGGCTTCACTTTTCCAGTCACGGCTGTTTTTAATTTTGAACCGGGGTTTAGTCTTCTATAGGCTTTGACACCGGCTCTTGTCATACCTGCTCCAGACTTTGTAGGTCTGAAATTCTTTTTGTTTCTAGCTGGCATAGTTCCTTTACTCATTATACTCTGCCTCCAAATGCCATACTTTTTCTTTTCTTTGCAAATGTTGGAACGTTAGTTGGCTTGCCTCCAGGATTACCTGCAGCTCTTTTTCGTCTGACAGCACTCGCCTTTTGCGACTTTGTCATTCGTGTGGCTTTTGCAAGTGGTACGCATTTCGGGTACTTCCTTTTTGAACCAGAAGCTGATTTTCTTCCACAAGGTTGATATTTTCCATCCTTTTTTGGGGCTCCAATATCTACCCATTTTTGATTTACCCATTTTTTTAAATCGCCCATTAGACTATTCTAGTTACTTTCTCTTTGCCCTTCATAATTTTACCACAGCCTTTTGCAATGAAACCACCGTTTCTCGCGCTTGCTCTAACTTTACCTTTGCAAACTTTAGAAGCATACATGTTCGCGTATGCAGACGGGTAAACTTTAAATTTACGCTTTGCTGCGGCCTTACCTTTTGGACAAAGCTTTGCCATTATCTAGCTCTTCCGCCGTCTTTCATGTAACCCATTTTGTTTCTAACTTTTTTGGGTAATTTTTTTAAACCTTTTTGATTTGGCTTAACTTTTTTCAAAACCTTGCCACCTTTTTTCATCATAGGTCTTTTCATCATCATTGTTCCTGGCATTATCTTTTCCCCTTTTTATATGCTCTACCGAAACCACGTTTTGCGGCTCCTCGTTTAACACCTTTTTTAGTTATTCTACCACCATCTTTAGCAGCAAAATCTCCTTCAGCTAATCCTGAAAAAGAAGGTTCTGATCTTATACCATCAAGATTAAAAAAATTTTTAATCGCTCTTCTAGTATTACCCTGAACATTCGTTAGATTTGATCTACCTGGAACTCTTAATTGAGGTGGTAACATTCCTCTATCCATTTCTTGTTTTGCTTTAAATGTTCCAAATTGACCTTTAGTAAATGGCATACCGTCTTGATAGATATAATCTTCATTAACAAAAGCTGTATCTGGATTTCCAACTTTTTTAGGAATTCCTTTTTTAGCATCTTGAATAGTATACACTTCACCTTTTTTATTTACTCTTTTTGATTTTACATTTTTAGGTTGTATATCACCCATCTTCATACCAACTCTTGGCATGCTATCTTGAATAGTTGTAGGTGTTTTAACAACTGTGTCTCTTTTAGGTGTTTTAACTTTTTTAAGTGTTCCTAATTGTGAAGATTTTTGTGCATCAGAAATAGTTTCTTTTTCACTCATTTGATTTCCTCTGCCTCTAGCCGCTAAAGCTAGACCACCTAACAAAGCCGCAGCTTTAAGTAATCTTCTATTTCTTTTTCTAGACTTTTTACTCATTATTTTTTACCCCCTCCATTTCGGAATATTTGTGTACCCTTTATACCATATATACTCGCGACTACAAGGATCCAAAGATTTGTGAACCATGACGGGAGCTGCTGGAACTGCTCAAAGAACAGTTTTATTTTTTCTGCTGCACCAGGATCCTCGCTGAAGACTCCCCAGGCGATCACCAAAATTGGCGCCGTGAGCACGAGCAAAACGAATTCGTCCTTCCAGTCCGATTGTCGAGCCTCTAGCAATTTGCCCTGGTACTCGCTCTCTCCTCGGGCCATCTTAGAGGCATGCATGTGCTGTGCGTCAGCCATCGCCATCTTTGTTTCTTGTTTTTTCTTATAGATGTGCGTTGCTGCGTTTAATCCCAGCTTTAGTGCGCTAAACCACATAAATTAGTACCAATCTGCTTTGCTTTTCTTTTCGTCAAGCATTGCTCTTTGACCTTTTACCTGAACAGATTGAGTTTCTGTTGGTTTTGAAACTTCAACTTCAACTCCACCTTTAGGTAAGCCATTTTCGTTCAAAAACATGTGGTGATCTACGTGAACCATGCCTGCGTGACTTGATTTTTTATTTTTTTTCATATTTATTCTCCAGTTTTTCGAATGATTGCTACGTTAGGCATCATCTGATCCGAATTTGGAAGAGTTTTTCCTAAAATAGTTTTTTCAATCGATGTATTAGCTCTTAGTTTAGCCAATTCTTCGTTTTGTTCAAGCTTTTCTTCTTGTAAATCTTGATTCATCATTGCTTTTGACTTGTCTAGATTCAATCTTTCCTCTGCTTGTGTACGTTTTTGATCGTTGTCCATAGCTCTAAGGTCTAATTCTCTTGCTTTTAGCTTAGCAATTGGGTCGTTTCCAAAATCACCCATAATTTTGTTCTCTTCATCCTTAAATTCTTGTGTCATGTCAGCAATTAGTTTCGCTTTTCTTGCTTCAATAGCCATACTTAACTGCATAATTTGTTGTTGGATCTCTGGAGACTGTCCCATTGCAGGATTCATCTGTGCTACTTGTTGTAATTGCATTAATTGTTGTATCTCTTCTCTAAACTCTACTTCTAATTGTTCTTGTGCCATCAAAGAAATGTGTTCAAAAATATTTTTTTGTAATGCAGCCATAACTGGTGGACTATTTTTAGCCATGTTAGTTGCCATAAAATTTAAATGTGAAGTAATATGTGCTCTATGGTCTTGACCTTTGAATGCTTGAAAAGGTTTACCACTCATAGCCATAATATTTTCTGCCGCTGGATCCATTGGCATTGGTTGTTGAGGTGGTGGTAATATTCTATTTATATCTTTTACACCTATCGCACTATACATATCTTTGTATGCTTCATACATATTGTGCATTTGTGGATTTGACATTGCAAGTTGTAGTTCTGTTTGAGCTAAACTAATTCTTTGTGATTGTGAAAATATATTTGGATCTGCAACAGGAAGTATATCAATCTTGTCATCAAAGTCTGCAACCTTAATATTTCTTTGTCCACCAACAACATCGTAAGGATATTCTGCTGGTAGATAAGTTTTGAATACATCTGCCAATAAAACAAATTCTTGTTTTAACGCCACATACAATCTTTTATGTATGGCTGACATGACCCTGGAGCCACGCTCTAAAAGGGCAATGGTCGTTCCAACAGCTGCCTGTTGGTTGCCGTCACCGACCTGCATGTCAGCTATGGCGGCAAAACGTTGACCTGCTTGAACCACAATTCCCATTAATTGTAATAAAGTTCCTGATGGTTCTTTAAAAGGTAAAGGCATAAACGCATCTCTGATGTTTCCACCAGGTGCATCTACATCTCTAAACTCTCCAGGTTGTATCGATTGCGCTTCATCTCTGACACGAATACCTCTTTGTTTAAATCCTGCCGGCATATTTGAAAACGTACCAGCATCTAACAATTGTCTTAGTGCATTCGTTGCAGTTCTTGATAATCCACCAATCATGTGGATTAAGCCAAAACCATAAAAACCTAAACCCGGTAAAAATTTAAAATGTGTAAAATAATTAATTTTATTTTTTAATGGGTCTTCAGGTTTATAATTTCTTCTAATAGATAAAACTTCTCTTGACGATGTATCAATTGTTACAATGTAAGGGAGTTTTATTCCTGTTGGGTTTTGTTCTGCATCTTTGTCTTCAAATCCTTCTAGATCAAGATTTGTGTGAAACTCTAGAATAGTAAACATTTGTTCCTCTCTAGTTTTTCTGACACCTTCTAATTCTCTTTCTTTTTTCTCTACTTCTGTTTCTTGTGAGTATCCTGGTGTAATTTCTACATCTCTGTAAAAACCGGATACTTGTTTTTTTCTTAAATCATTTTCTGACATTTTTAAAACATGCACAACTGCATCTGCATCTTCTAAAGATGTTGCAGTGTATGGAACTATCAGATCATCCGCTGGAACGAATTTGGACACGGCTCTGTCTAAAAGTTCATCATAGTAAACTTTCTTAAAGGCAGAGCCGCTAAGAGGGAGATAAAAAAGTAACTGATCGAACTCGGGTTCATACTCTTTCATCACATTCATGAGTTGATAGTTCATGAAATTTTTTACTCTTGTCGACTGTTCTTCTTTTTGTTTTGTAACTGTACCCATAATCTGAGTATGTACTGGACCAGTCGCTGGAAGTAATTCTTTGTAAGCGTGTGCTTGAAACTGTGTTACCGCTTCAGCTAATACAGGGTGTGTTGCACCACTTGCATTTGAAAACGGTTGTGATCTTGTTTGATATTTAAATCCTAATAAATCTAAACCTTTTGTATAACCATCTTCCCAATCTTTTCTAGATGTCTTATACTGTGTATAATTTTCATATAGCTCAGATCCTAAGCTACCTAAAACATCATCTGGTAAAAGGTCTGCTAAGTTATCAAAATGTTCATTTGTACCTGGCTGGTTTACAGCCTCTGGGTCGAAAGTAATTGTAGCACCACCATCTTCATCTTGTTCAACTTGGATATCTTCTGGTCCAACTTGTTCTTCGATGTTTGCTTGAGATGCTTCTACAAGCTCTTCTTCACTAGGTAACTTTATTTCCTGCTCTACGTTTGGTAAAGCTTTGTCTATTTCTGACATTATTTTTCTCCGAGTTCGATACCACTATAGTCTTTTTCCCAGGAACATTCAACCCTTGTGGATGAGGTCCTCTCTCTGGTGGTATTGTAGTTGTTAGTTTTTTAGTCATCTTGTAATAGCTTCATTCCTTGTAAACCTAGAGAAGCACCTAATCCTAAAAGACCGGCTCTAGATAATACTCTTAATGC